TGTCCTCCTGATATGGTAGCCTTGGGTCGATGCGGTCTATTGATATGTTTGTGTTTGTACTCCCGATGTACCCTTTTCCATTATTTCTTTCAGTTGTGAGCTTGACACCGGTGTATGCGCAGTAGGGTCCGCCGAGAAGTCTCTTCTGCTTTTCCCACAACTCCAGAAGATGGTCTCTTCCTCTTATTCCATTGTTAATTTGTAATGTTCTTTTTCCTACCCTGCAACAATATGAATTTTTATCACACCTCTTCTTAATAGTGTGCCAAATTTCCATAAAAAAACCTTTCTCGGACCTCAAGTATTTTTCATCCCATATGGGTTTCATTTTTTTATTGTACGCTATGGATTCTTTAGAACGGTATGGCGTCTTTTTAGAATACATTAAACTCCTCCTTTGATTTTACTTCATGTTCATCTTCCTGTTTCTCAAAAGACGGAATGCCCCATACATTCACGCCCCTTCCTTTTATCTTGAAAAACTTCTGCGCTTTTTCTACATTCCACCCTGGAATGACGTCCTGCAGCGCCGCTATGATCTGTCCGCTGTTTCCATAGTGACTGAACCTGTTCCTTATAAGATGGGCGTGCAAGTCCTTGAGCCTGAAGTATGTTGTACCATAATCCGGCGCTTCAGTATCATCCTGCGTCCACGGTCTGCGCTGCCTGATTTCTTCCTTAGTTCTGGCCTGCGCCCTTTCAGTGCAAAACTCCTGGAGGTGAGCTAAAAACTGTCCGGACACAGATCCATCACTCGAGACTGGCGTAATCTGGGCTTTTTTCATTTTAGCGTCGATTTGTTGCTGCCAGTCCGAATTCTTCATCAACGGCGGCATGCTATTTGTATCCTCCATGACACGCAGTTGAAATTTTTGTTGACTTTGCAATTGTTCTGTACTCAATTGAATTTTATAATCAGGTTTCTCAGGATTTGAATTTGGAATTTCCATCCACCATATGGGTGGCTTGGAATCCAGCTTGGTTAAGACTCCAAGTTCCTGCATTACATTGTTTTTTCCGACACCGTATTTTTTGAACTTGCACACGGAGGCGTTGCAATAGGAAACAATTGGCTGATCCTTGCATTTATAGCGATAATCCTTTTTATTTAACTGTTTAACTATGATGGAAATTTCCTTGTGGTCCAATGGTGGCTCCATGTATTTCTGATTGTACTTCTCCAGCAGCTTCTCCCAGTTGGTGGGATCAAATTTCTTTAAGTAAACTCCAATATTGAACAGTCCATTATTTCTCGTTCCCTCTGGAAATCCCTGGTCACACAACGCCTGCAGGCATGGTGGACCGTCCTTTATGGCTTCCTCGTCTCCTTTGATGTTGACTTTATCAAGATCCCCGACAACGTATTTATCATACATCGCGTAAAATTCGTTTAAATTTGCGGATTCTCCATTATTTTTAATGGCGAATCTCACTGTCTTTTTTGCATTATAATATGGAAGGTTGAGAAAATTACCCACCTCCCCTTTTTCCGGCTGTATTCCTGATTGTTTTGGAAATATTTCTGCGTTTGATTGGCCCAGCAATGCTGCAATAGCGGAAAGCTTATTTTTCATGGTCTTCGAAGCGACTGTATTTTTCATGAATAAGAAGAGATGGGCACCTCCACTTTTTGACTTGCAGTAAACTAATGGTAGTTTTAATTTTCTGATTTTGAGAATGAGACTATGAGTATCAATAGGATAATCATCAATATCAATGCATCCCCACTTAGTAGTATTATCAGCCCTAATAGGAATAATCCCAAGAGACGGACCCTCACCCTTAAGGTGTTTTTCCCAGAGTTCATCCATTACCTCCTTTCTAACAACAGAAGATTGGCCTTCTTGCTTACCGTCAGCACGTGACCCATTGGGCTGGTGCTGACCATAAGCTATATCCAAACCTTCAAATATGAACTTGAATTTCTCAACTTCCACAAAACCCCCAGTTATATAAGTAGATATTCCTAAAATGGAATGTCTACGTTGCTTTCAGGTGTTTGCGGTTTTGCGATTACTTTTGGTTCTTCCGGTTTTGCTTCGATTGCGCCACTTGACGCGGCAGTAGAAAATAATTTACCTTCATTGTAAATGGAAGAATCAGTCACCTGCTCTCCTTTTTCTACTTGGAAGCCAAACCAGCTACCTCGATCATTGGATTCACTCACTGTACTTAGCTTATAAGTAAATGCATATGTAGGAGGCGTGAACATCCCAGACGGACCCTTGATTTTTTGTGACAGCATCAGGCTGTTCCAACGTCGGCTTTTCTTAAGCTGACTGGAAGCCATGCTGATCACGGCATTTTGGTATCCTCCATTGTTGAGAACAAGGACATAATGGTATGCTGTTTGAACAATGTGATTACCATTCTCAAGAACATACTTGTTAGTCATGGGATCCCTAGCTGCTCTCCCAAGAACGCCGCTGTCGGCACTATGGGAAGCAATGAATCCACCACCTTGTTCACGGGGTTTCCATTCCACATATCGTAAGTGATAAAAAACGGGAATAACTTTAAGTTCAGAAACTGCTTCCTGTGTCACTGTGTTGTACAGTTGACCAGCTTTAGCTGTTTCAATGTATTCCGCTTTTGATGGGTTTAGTTGAGGGCTTCCGGATTGAAGAATGCTGATGTAAGGAATAGCCGTATCCCTTGCAAGGTTCAAAGATCCGAAGCCACTTGCTGTTTTAGAGTCTTCGGCAATCACTGCCACATCGACTACGTTATTATTTTTTTTATTCATTAATATTTCCTCTTTAAGTTATTAAGATTTAATAGTTGTTTTTTGTCCTACATACGCCCCTAACAGATCCATTGGTAATTTCTTACCAGATTCATGCTGTTCACGTATAAAGGCGCGAAGGGTGGAAGGTTCGACCCACTCGCGTTGTGAAGACTCATATCCCTCTTTATTCAAGTGTTCTAAAAGTCCTTTAGCTTTCTCGTCTTCATTCCTCCCAAAGCTACAAGAGACTTGGTTCTTTACTAAATCCCCAAATCCGTTGTTCCTTAACCAAGCATAAGCCATTGCTTTTTTCTCCGGCTTAATGGAAGCACCATAATAATCCTTAACGGATATCAGTCTTCCATCTGCTAGTTTTAATTCTGATAAACCTACTTCTGCAAAAAGACTAGGAAGAACTTCTTCTGATAGTTTTTTCCTATATTCTTCTTTCTTTTTTAGTTGTTCTTTTATATCGTTTATTTCTTTGTCTGTTTCTGCGACATCTGTCGCAACTGCGCCAATTTTACCTAAGTTATCTTGGGATACGCTCTCGGCATCTTGTGCCATTTGATTTATTAAATTATTCATTCTAGCTCCTCAGATCTATTTCTATATCGTAGTATTTCATTTCATTGCGGTCCCACTTCAATATCTTGAAGCGACCGTTGTTTACATCTGAAGCAATTGCTCCAGCAACCGCTATTATAGCAGGATCTCCAATTAAAAGCAAGTAGTCATCATCATTAAAGTCCTTTAATTCTTGTTTTAATTTAAAAGTAAGAGGACCAGATGATAAAACCATTTGCCTGTTATCCGGAAGACAAACTTTAAGATCTCCAAATTTTTCAGCAGACCTTGTATTTCTGCCCATTTCTTGCAATACGTAAACTGTCATAATTTTATTTCTTGATTTGCATTATAGCATATGTTATAATGCGAGTCAACATTAGAAATAAGAATGTATAAATTTAAAACAGAGCCGTATGAGCATCAGAAGGATGCGTTAAAAAAATGCTGGAACAAGGAAGCATTTGCCGTGTTTGCAGAAATGGGAACCGGCAAGACCAAGATAGCATTGGATAACGCATGCATATTGTATAATAAGGGAAAGATTGACCGTGTCCTGGTGATAGCTCCTAAAGGAGCCTACATGACATGGGTGGAACAAGAAATTCCCGTACATGTTCCAGATTACATAGAAAAGAAAGTACTCGCCTGGAAGCAATCCACGAGCCAGAAATATAAAGCACAGTTAAAAGACATAATTAACGGAGAGGACTATAAATTAAAAATCATGGTCATGAATGTTGAAGCTTTTTCCACGAGGAAGGGAACTGATTTTGCAAGATTATTTTTGATTGGAAGATCAATGATGATCGTGGATGAAAGCACTACTATAAAAAATCCACAGGCAAAAAGAACCAAGTCAATATTGAAATTAGGAAGAGACACTAAATACAGAAGAATACTAACTGGTTCTCCCGTCACCCGGTCGCCCATGGACCTCTGGTCACAGATGGATTTTCTTGATCCGGAAATACTGGGACAATCAAGCTATTACGCGTTCAGAACACGCTACGCAATCATGGTCACGTCAAACGCGGCCGGTGGGACGCATACGTATCAGAGAATAGTCAAGTTTCAGAACCTGAAGCAGCTAGGACAGCTCGTATCGCCCCACTCATACCGCATATTAAAGAAAGACTGCCTTGACCTGCCGGACAAGGTGTACACCAAGCGTGAGATAGAGTTGAGTGATGAACAGAAAGAAGCGTATGTCGGCATGAAAGCCAACGCGATGGCGGTTCTCAAGGGACAGTCAACAACGGCAGTCAACGTCCTCACCCAGCTGATAAGGCTTCACCAGATAACGTGCGGTCATATGAAAACTGATGCTGGACACACCATAGATCTCCACAGCAATAGAATAGATGAACTGATGCAGATTCTGGGAGAGACAACCGGAAAGGTGATCATATGGGCGAATTACATACATGACATTGAAAAGATTGAAGCTAACATAGCTTTTGAATTTGGAGAAAATTCAAAATGCACTTACTATGGCGCAACACCTGCTGACAAGAGGCAGGAATGCATACGAAAATTCCAGGACCCAGACTCCGACGTGAGGTTCTTCATAGGGAACACGCAGACTGGCGGATATGGGATCACCCTCACGGAAGCGAGCACGGTGATTTACTATTCAAATAATTATGATCTGGAGAAAAGAATACAGTCCGAGGATCGTGCCCATAGAATAGGACAGAAGAACAAAGTACTCTACATAGACCTAGTAACAAAAGGGACTGTGGATGAAAAGATCATACAGTCCCTTCGGAACAAGGTCAACATCGCTAAAGAAATCAGCGGTGAAGAACTTATTTCTTGGATTTAATCAATCTTTATTGATCTGGCCTTCTTTCCTTCCGGAAGAATGCGCTCCAGTGTGATTTTTAACAGACCGTCTTTCAGCTCCGCCCCCTTCACCTCAACATCATCAGCAACAGTGAACGCCTTGGAGAAATAACGCTTCGCGATTCCCTTGTGAATCACGTTGTTGGTCTCGTCCGAGTCCTTCTTTATTGACTTGATTGTCAGGAAATTATCCGCGTAGTCCACGGTGATGTCCTTCTTCCCGTAACCGGCAAGAGCGATCTCGATGTCGTAGAGTTCGTCGGTTTTCTTGACTATGTTGTATGGTGGATAGTTGACAGTAGGGGTGCTGAAAATGTCTCCGTCGAACATTCTTTCGAAATGATCGAAGACGTTGTCAAATCCTATTGTAACTGGTCTGAGTTGATTGAAAATAGATAATGCTTTATTCATGGTAACCTCCTTTTAAAGCAAGATTTATTAAGACCCATTACGGCATCTTAATGGAAAGGACGATCGGAATCGAACCGACTTGATGCGGGTTGCAACCACACGCATAACCAGTCTGCCACGTCCTTATGTATATTATATAATACTTTGCAGGTATAAGTCAAGCTTCTTCATGAAGGAATCACCTGCGCGGTTGAATTTCTCACCCGTCAGCTCAAATCTCTGAAAAGTAAGGTCACGAGAGCACATGAGAATGACTCCCTGGTCTATGTCCGTGCCAAACAGCTTGTTATGGGCCATGGCGTACGCTGAAAGCTGCATGAGATAATCCTGTATCCATTCACGCTTCTTCGGCCGGTTAGTCTGCTTGAAATCAATGATCGTGGGTCGTCCCTTGTAGACGCCAATCATGTCCGTCGTTCCAGCGTATTTTCCTGGATAATATAAGTGAACCTCGGATCCCCACACTTCGGTGATGTCGGAGAAGGCCTCTTCAATGATCTTTTTGGCCATTTTCTCCGCCTGTTTCCCTATTTTGGTGATATCCTTGTAGGCGTGTTTGTTCGTATAATGTTCTATATATAGGTGGAGCGCGGTTCCAATTCTGCCAGAATCCCGAATGATTTGCTCTGCTTTTTTCTCGCCAATTCTTTCACGCCATTTTTTCAGGAACGTTCTGTCCTTCGTCTTATTTAGGACGGACGTGACCGACGGCAGGCTCTCGCCGTCAGGCGTGAGATACAGTCTTACATCCCCGTCTTCCCGTTTAAGATCCGCGTAATTATATTTCTTTATTAATTCCACGTGGCCTTATACCACACAATTCCCCATATGTCCAGCCATTTCCTGCGCACGGTTTGGCGTTTGCTTAGCCCAGCGTGAGTCAAGCATCTGGACTGCTGCTTCCTTGTAGTTTGGTGGATCCTCTCCAAGAGCG